TGATGAATACTTTTTATAAATTTCGTTTGCTGTTTTTAGAAATGTACCACTATCAATCCAATCTTCTGGTACTCTATCTTTAAATGCTTTGTAAGCAACGGTCGCCTGTACATAACGAGCAGCCTTTTCCATATTGGCGTCTGTAATGTCTGCTAACTTTATTGGACCTTTCTTAACATTAAATGCTAATGAACAATAATAACATTGTCCACTTTCAGTAATTGCTGTCACGGCTGCACCACCACCTGAACCACCTCCACCACCAAATAGTGTTGACTTATGGATTGTTGTAAGTGATACTTCTTCTATCTTACTTCCTGTAGAAGATTTGACTTGAATAATACAAGGCCAAGTATTAGGTTTTGATACAATTGCGATACCTTCTAGTTTACGACCACTACCTGAAGTACCTTCAGCAAATCGTTCTTTAGCGTTTATCATTAATTGTACAATTTCAAAACGAGACTTACCAGCATACTTACCATTCTTGGCTGCATATGGTCTGTTGTCTCTTATAAAATCTGTCTTTTTAAAAACTGCCATTGTTATTTATCCATTAATTTTTTATTACTCTCTTATACTACAACATATTTATTCATTTGTCAAGCTGGCGACCTCGGCAGGACTTGAACCTGCAACATCCAGTTTAGAAGACTGGTGCTCTATCCAGTTGAGCTACGAGGCCATACTCCAGATTGGTGCCACCGACCGGACTTGAACCGGTAAGGATTACTCCGACGGATTTTAAGTCCGTTGTGTTTGCCAATTTCACCACGGTGGCGACCTTAGATATTAAGCGTAAACGGTAGTTGTTTGTTGTGCGATAACTAAGTCAACTGCCTTTTCCCATAGTTTAGAAGCGGCGTCATTAGTCTTAAATCCATATTCTTTTGCAAAGTCCATAGATGAAGAAGACAAAACACCATCAATAGGCATTGTGTGATTAGTAATGATTTTAGCGATAGTCTCTAACTTCGCTGTGCTGTAGATAAGACCTTCTTCGGTAGTTATTTCAAGTTCGCCATTGTTAGCAGATAAGAAATTGATTAGGTCTTTTGAGTTAGTGTTTGGAAAGTTCATAGTAAATCCTTTAGTTGTTGTTTCATCATTGATTATGTGTATATAATAACACACTCATAGCATAGTGTCAAGCGAAAAACGAGCAAAAAGTAAAAAAAAGTGAATTAATTTGGTTCTAATTCACAAAGAAAGTGAGGTATCCCACCGTTTACTTCCCATACTCTTTCTTTATTCTGAAATCTAACTAGTGACCTAGCATCCTTTTCAAAAAAGAAATCTTTGACAATAACATTAGTAGGTTTTTCTATTACTCTCCAGTACATCCTACCTCTCTTCTTAATCATTGTCTTAGTATAGTGTAGTTTTTCTCCACGCTCTAAGCTTCTACTTTGTGTTTGTTTTGTTGGTGATGTGTTTTTTCTAGGCATAAGTTTATACTTTAAAATCTGAAAATTTGTCGTAAGGGTCTTCAGCAAATTCTTTCTCCTGGTTAGCGTCTACAATGTTTTGTGCTTTTTGCTCTACATCATACAATCTCATCTTACTTCTATCAACGCCAATAATAAAACTACGATTGATTGATGGGTCGCTATACCGGTTCTTCAATTGTTTTACTTTCATTTGATTAAGATTATCTAACTCTTCGTTAGTCATCAAAGCAAACATAAAGTCGGCAGTAGCAGGTAGACCAAAACTTTCGGAAGTATCTTCAAGTCCAATATCAGTAGAAGTGAAACCACTTCTTGTTGTTTGTGTAGCAGTAAATATAGGTAATTTAAATTCTACTGCAAGACCTCTTAACTCTTCTGCAATCGCTTTGATATAGAAGTAAGATGATATGTTACCACCTTTAAATCTACTTGAAGCACATATGTTAAGATAATCTATGAAGACTACATCTGGTTTAAAACTTTTCTTTAATGCAAGTTCATTTAATAATGACTTGAAGTGACCACTATGAGCAGACGCTGTTGGATATTCTTTGACGATTAATGTACCAGGACTTTTTGATTTTAACTTTTTAATCCTGTCATCAAACATATCTTTAGGTAAAGCGTGTAAGTCATCTGTGGTTACATCTAATAAATTACTATCAATTCTTTCTGCGATTCTTTCTTCTGCCATCTCCATTGTAATGTATAAAACATTTCTACCTTCAAGTATTGAAGTAGCAGCGAGGTGACACATAAACAAAGATTTACCTACACCGGTACCGGCAAGACATACATTCAATGTCTTCTGTGGCACACCGCCTTTAGTTATTCTATTGAAATATTGTAGGTCAAATGGAAGTCTTAATTCTTTTTTATGATAATATTCATATCTATCATCTGCGTCCCCAATGTAATCATGCCCAATATGATTATCAAAAGACACAGCAAGAGCTTCAGATAAAATTGAAGGAATGGCCTCTGCATTTCTTTCCTTGTCTTTTCCATCCAAGATTTTAATGCCGTTAAGTACTGCATTGTTTACCGCCTTGTCTTTACAGAATTTCTCCGTAGTGTCAAACAACCATTGTATATCACTCTCTTGTGGAGTTAATCCGTTTATTGTTGTTTTAATAGCCTTAAACTCTTCCTCGTTAATATCTTTACGATTGTTTAATTCTATAATCAAGGTCTCTTTTGTAGGAAGATTATTATATTTAGTTATGAAATCATAGACGGACTCAAATAAAAGTTTATCACTTCTTGTACCAAAGTATTCATCTTTTAAAAACGGCAATACCTTTCTAGCGTATTCTTCATTGAATACTAAGTTTGTCAATATTGTGTCTTCAAGTCTATTTGTCATCAAGGATTGTTCCATCATTTATTCTCTCATCTAAAAGTTCGATTAATATATCACCAATATACACTAAAAATGCTTCTTTGTCAAGGTCCAAGTCCAGTTCTTCTGGTTTCTTTAATAGAGTCCATTCAAACTGCAAAGGCAAATTACCATCTGCGTTTTCTTCTTGTGCAAATTGTACCTTGCCGTACTTGTATATAACATCTTTGTACTGACCTTCAACGATTTTTATACAACTAAAATCGTCTCCTGGTCTTTGTGCAAAAGTGTATCTTTTATCCGTAGAGGAATTTTCTTTTGGCTGCTTCATCTATCTTCTCTAATATTTCAGTTGTAAAATACTCTTCTGGATTATCAATGATTGTTTTACCAAACACTTTCTTTCCATCAGGTAACTCAATTCTAGTAGATACTTTTTTGAAAATTTCTGCTTCAACAGCAATATCTAATAGTCCGTAGTACTTGTCTAAACCTTTTGAATAAGTTAACAATACATCAATTATAGAATTTTCTTTTGTTAACCTTGACTTGTAGTTTTTACAATGAATAATATTACCGACAACTTCTGTGCCGTCTTTTACTTTTCTCTTTGATAGATAAACAATATTACTAGCGGCGTATTTCAATCCTGAACCACCACCCATTTCTTTTTGAGGAAACATAGAACCAATAACATCATATGTGTGATTAGTCATAATCATAGGAACATTTGCTTTACCAAGTTTTAAAGTTAATACTCTAAATGTAGATTTGACAATTTGTGACCTTGTCATATCTCTTGTTTCTTTACCGTCAGCAGTATCTTCCATTTCTTTAGTTGTAGATAACATACCTAAACTATCTAATACAAACATAATAGGTTTTCTAGCACTCTCTGGTTGTTCTAGGTACTTGTCTACTACTTTGATTGCTTGTGCTCTAAACTCTTGTACGGTTGCAACTGGTACAACGACAAATCTTGTACTATCAATGCCTCTATCTTCAATCATATTTTTAGATACGGCACTTTCACTTTCAAAGTAAATAACACCTGCGTCTTTGTCTGTCTCTAAAAAATGTTTACAGATACCTAATGCAAAGAAAGTCTTTCCTGTTGCAGCTTCGCCAGCGATTGCTGTAATCTTATTACCTGGCATACCACCATATATACTGCCTGATAGTAAGGCATTTAATGAATAACAACCTGTATCAACAAAATTTGATACATCACCAGCATCCACACCTTCACTTGCAAGGGTGGCGTATTCATTGCCAGTTTCTTTTATTATATCTTTTAAAAAATCACTCATAGATTACTCCATTCAATTGTCTACATTGTATACTAATATAGCTTGTTTGTCAACAGCCTGTTTTGTTTTTTTATGATTAGGCTTGTATACTTCGTTCTTATCATAAAAAGTTCTCTAATGTACCTTTTCTACTACTAGAGAAGAAATCATAGTCTTTAGGACCAAAGCACCAGATATTCTCAATGTACTTCATTGCCATAAATTCGTTTAGTTCTTCTTTTGTTTTAAACTTTGCATTTCCTTGAGGTCGTTGCATGATAACCATACCGATTTGGCCTAAAAACTTTTCTCTGTGTTTATTTATTAACTCGTCACTAGACCTATATCTTACATTCTTAATCTTTGGATCCATAATGTTAACTAACATAAACTTTGATTTGTTCATAGTCTTTTCTGCAACAGGTAAATAAAATTCATCACGCCACTTCTCATATTCATTAAATTTAAACCACGATTGATTCTCTTCTTTGTCACCACCTTTATTATATTGTTCAGTACTAAAGTATGGTGGACTTGTAAAGGCACAATCTATATCTGGTAATTCATCATAAGGTAAATCTTCTGCACCACAATTATATATTTTAACTTTTTTATTAGGAAAGAATTTACTATACTCTTCAATCTGTTTCATGTATTGTTTATATGTGTTAGGGTTTGGGTCACAGCCATAAAACTCTTCTGCATTACTACTAAAGAAACCTGCAAGTCTATCGCCCCAACCACAAGAAGTATCTAGTACCGTTCTTGCCTTTGTCATATCATATAAAGTTTTTGCAACAACAGGTTTAAATTGTGTTGCAATATAGGTACCTAATCTAAAGGCACTCATATATGTACCTTCTTTTAAATGTCGTTCACTATTAATACCACGCCAGATAGGACCTAAACAACGCCATATATCTTTTGCATTACCATTTTCCCATACATCAATAGGTGCTCTGAAACCATAACTACTACAATTCAATCTCAAATGTTGATGAAAGTAATTAGATGATATATTGTAAGTTGATGGTGCGTCAATCAAACCTAAACCATATCTCTTAAAATCATATTCATAATCATCATATTTCTCAAATACTTTTTTCTCAACTTGTTCTACTGGTTTACATATCTTTGTTGTGTCAAACTTTGATAGACCAATAATACTATGTCTCATCGCTTCATGTGATATTTGTTTCAAAGGAAACTTTGGTCTTTCTTCAGCAATGTATTCTGAAAGTAATTCTCTAAATTTTTCTTTGCCTAGTTCTTCGGTCCATCTATCAAACTGGATTGTATCCATGATAGGCAGTCCGTCACTATTGGCATATGCTTTAAGGTCTAGTATCTTCATTGTTCCACATTATTAAAATAAAAATTATTGGTAAATAAACGATTAATACATATAGTATACTATAAAAAAACTGCATTGTCAAGCACCCATACCTGGCCAACCTTCACTTAATCCAAGGTCTTCCCATTTAGTATTACTCTCTTGTACATTTAGGTAAGGATAGTTACCATTCAGTAATTTATATTCGTCTACATAACTCTTTTCAATCGTATGATAATCTACACTAATGTAATGCTGTTGATAGTCACCATTCATCTTCTGAATTTCAACTCTCACTTGTGGTAGATTATAGTAATAAACTTCTATTGTTTTACCTGCTTTAACTTGTCGGTTTATATAGTTCCATACTGCATAAGTTCTTTTAGAATTACCTTCTCTAAAACCACCTAGATAAGCATTGATTGTACCTTCAATACCACCTTTAGTTTGACTACCACCAATCTTAACTATCTTATCATCACAAGTAATAATGTATATTTTACCACAAGCATTTTGTCGTTCTTGTTTTGATACTGCAAATTTAACTTTCATTGCGACTTCTGGTAGATGTACATAACCTGGGTCTTTATATATCTGTCCTAAACATAACCAGTTGTCTAGTTTCAATTGTTGAATTTTGTTTTTCTTTTTATATCCTAATTGTTCAGCTAAAGCATTCATACTTCGTTCCCCCAACTATCCCAACCTTCTCTCTTCTGTCTTGCAAAGAGTTCAATGTACGGACCGTTTAATAAGTTTTCAATATGTGTATACATTATATCTGGTTTCTTACTATGTCGTTCTCTTTGTGATACGACTAATTGTGGTACTGCTTTAGATTGTCTTTTAGGTTTACCTTTAGTTGCAAGTAAACACATTTCAGGATTACCTCTAGTCCAATATCCTAAACCTGTAAAGAAACCTAGTTTGTTCTTATTTGTTTTTGCCCAAGTAAATCCTACCGTCTTATACTGAAAACCCCAGGCGTCTATTACATCAAATGCTAAATCTAAACTATGGTCAACAACCCACATCAATAAAGTACAATTGTCATCTGCAATATCTTTTACTGGTAAGTCTGTTATATCTTTAAGTTCTAAAGTCTGATAGTGTTGACTAGGATTTCTGTCATCACCTTTCGGACTAAACGATTTAAAAGACCACGGTGGGTCTGCATAGATTACACTATACTTTTTTTTCGGTAAGTTTATACTCAAAATTTTGCGTCTCTTTGTTAATTAATATTTGTTTCGCACCATTACGAATATGAAAGTGTGTTGCCATAGGTGTAAGAGGTGAAAATGTTATCACTCTTTCAATATGATTTGCTTTTGCATATTCTAATACCTTATTAATAATCTCTTTACCTGCACCTCGTTTACGAGACCATACCGTATATGCGATTGCATTTCGTTTCTCGTTTTTTAAGTCTGCAAGTTCAGACATCATATCTAACTCTTTTATAGTTGTAGGAATATCATTCGTAAACGCAATACAAATAATACCTTCAATCTCTTCTTTATATTTTAAACCAAATATCTTTCTGCCTTTACTGATACGCCAACCTAATGTTAATTCAGGTCTTACTGGATCCTCTGATACATCAATGTCATCTAACTCGACTAACTCCGTACCTTTAACCCATCTAAAAAAATCGTCTGTCTTATCTTTAAAAAATTTCATCTTTAATAACTCATAGTTTCTGTTTAAATATTCTAGCATTATCCGAAAAATTGTTCCAGACTTGCTTGAGGTTCAGCGTGCCAACCTATTGCACCAAGAATAAATCTCATTGGGTCTAGGAATGTTTTTTCAAACTGAAGCTCATAATCTATATAGTCTTGCAACTTAAACTCTCTAGGTAATGTGGATAAGTAAGCACACACATTAAACTTGAAAGGATTAGGTTCTTTCAACAATATAAATTTTATCTTATCACCTTCTTGTATCAACGGATACCTTTGGTCTAAATTCTGATTCTTCAAGTGCCAATTATAAATCAAACTGCCTTTGATATGAATAGGTGAACCTTTGATGAATATACTACTTGATGATGAGTACTTTCTCAAATTATTACAACTTCTAGGAAACGCAATCTGTTCAGGTTGATAAGCATTGTAAGTCTTTTTGAAATCATTAATATAAGTATGTAATGCTTCTTCATCTTTATTCATAATCAATCTGATTGCTTCTTTAATTGCAACACGACAAACTTCTGGTGTTGAAGATTTTACTGCTTCAATACCCATAATCTTTAGTTTAGGTTCTTCAAAACGGAAACCTTCTTCGTCTAACACATTCAACATATATCTTTTCTTAGCAGTCCAGATACCTTTGTCTGCGATAACTTCTCGTTTCATAACCATCTTCTGTTGAAAGGCATTTGTGTAATCAGCAATCTCTTCAAAACACTTTTCAATAAACGGTTCTATCTTACCTTTTGCAACCTTATCAACAAAGTTTAATTTCTGTTCTTTAGTTTTATCTTTACAAAACTTCTCTACTAATTTATCTAGGCACAAGTAGATACTATCAGTATCAGAGGCAACGATATAATCAATCTTATCTTTTGTTTGTAATATATCATTTACATATTTGTTTACCTTCTCTTCAATATACTGAATAACAAACTGACCAGCACTTGTAATCGCTGACGCTTGATTGACATTGTAAAATCTGAAATACTGATTACCGATTGCACCATAAGCACTATTCAATGAAATCTTTTTTGCCCATTGAATATTATGACAACGAGATACTTCGTTTGAATAGATTGGGTCTTTTGTTTTTTGAAAATCTTTCTTTGCTTGAAACTCTAAAGCCTTGTAATGTACTCTATCATTATACATACCTTCCATAATCTTTGGTAAGAAACCTTGACTATCTGTTTTAAACATTGCACCGTTAGGTGTAATAGTTGCACCTTCTGTTTTTAAATGTGTAAGAGGTGTAGCGTGTTTCAACATTCTATCTACAGATATACCATTAGGTTTAACACCAATCATCTTTTCAGGACTAATGTTATACTGCATAATCAAATGAGGGTATAGTGAGTTAATGTCAAACGAACAAATCCATTTGTGTTGACCAACTTGTGGTGACTTAACATATGCACCAGCATATTTCTCGTTTTTGATGTTATCAGTACGAGGTGGTATATGTATATTCTCTTTTAATAGATGATTGTAAATCAATGTATCCCAAAGTCTAACTTCTGAAAACACATCTGTATAATTAACTTTTGCCTCATAGGCCATAGTCATAATCAATTCAATCAACTTTAACTTATCTTCTAGTCTATCAACTAGTTCAACATCTTTGATATTGTATTCGACAAAGGATTGAAAATCATTCTTATACCATTCTCTAAAAGTTTCATATGGATTATTATCTTTACCATCACCACCTAATTCTACCTTTGCGATATAATCAAGTTTATAACTTTCTTGTCTTTGTGGAATAAATTTTATGTACAAGTCTAGGTAATCTAAATTAGATATACCTGTAATCTTAAATATTGTTTGTTGTCTACCTCTAACGGTTAGTTGTTCTTCTTCAATCAAACCCCAAGGCGATAGTTTATTAATAACTTTATCACCTACAAGTCTTTTAGTTCTATTACATAGGTAAGGTATATCAAAGAATTTAGTATTCCAACCTGTAATAACATCAGGATAATTCTTAGTCCAGAATTTGAAAAACTCCATTAGTAATTGTTTTTCATTACTACATTCTATATAGGTAACATTATCTTGTTTAACAAAGAATGGTTTAGTACCCCAAGTAATAATTTGTTTATTAGATTGATTTTTAATTGTAAGACAAATGATTTCTTCTTCTGGATTGTTTACATCAGGAAAACCACCTTCAGCAGTTGTCTCAATATCAATTGTAAAGATTTTAATTAATGTTTTATCAAACTCAATCTGTTGTGGATATTCTTTACTGATATATTGAAAGTGCCATCTATCATTACCATATAGTGGACTATTAGAAGTTGCATAACTTCTTTTGAATTCTCTTGCTTTTGAAATACTTTCAAAGGTAATAGGTTTTAGATAGTTGCCTTGTAAAGTTTTATGATTAGTTTCTTCTTGTGTATTTGCATACATTGTAGGTCTAAAGGAAACCTTTTCTTTAAACTCTTGTCCATCGTGTACACCACGAACCAACAACTTACCTCTATGTTCAACTACATCTTTATAAAAATTCACTATACGCTCTCCATACTTCTCAAATATATTTTCAAATTGTTGTGTTTCTTTTCTAACATAACATTACAAGCTAATCTGGAATACATTCTATCATATTCCATATTCATTTCTAATATCTCATTTTCTAAACTATTATACTCTACTCTTCCTACTTTGTCAATGTCCTCTCGTATATTAATATGACAAGTACCACAGGCAGTACACCCACCACAATCACCCGGTACTTCATCAATCGTAGGTTCAGCAAAACTTCTTGCTGCCTCCATAATTGTGTAACCTGTAGGTACTATAACTTGTTGTGTTTTTCCGTTCTTACTTATGAAGTTAATAGTTATAGTATCCTTTGTTTGGATACTATCACTCATTAGGTTATTAAACTCGGTCCAGTTATAATTTTAGAAACTGATTGTTCATATGACGCAAGTAAATCCTGTTTAGGTTCTACTACACATATAATCTTATCGTCTTTAAAATTAATCTCTTCTGTTTCAGCATACGGAATGTATGTAAACATACCAAATTTAATTGCTTCACCTGGTTTAGGTTGTGAGGTTGGATAAATGATGTAAGGTTTCTTTACAACTACTTCACCATTGCCTTGACTAAAATCGCCAATAATATCTTCACCTGTAATTATTCGTATAATCTTTATATTTTTTTTCATAATATCTCCATTGTTTAATCATTATATACTAGTTGTTAGTCTTTGTCAATAGGCGGTAATCGTTTTGATAAAACAAATGTTCTATTAGGATTAACAGAGGCATTGAATAATCTGATTACTTCTCTATTCAGTAATACATCTGAACCAGACCTTGGTCGTTGGTCAAGTCCAAATTCTATATCAGGATATGTGAAACCGTTAAAGGTAAGGTCTAATTTAATTGTTGTTCTAGTTTCTGATGGTTCTTCACCTTCTGCATTAGCACGAAAGACTTTACTCTCCCCGTACTTCGGTGCTGAATATGTTTTACCATTATACTTCCAGGTTACCTTTTTACCTTCTACTTTTATATTTTCAGCGTGCATTGAACAAGCATGAGCACCGTTACCAGTATCCATTTTTGCTCTCATCTTACCGATGTCGCCTACTTCTATTGTTTCTAACCAACCCACTTCTGAAATGGATTGTTTATCCCAATTCTTTCTTTCTGATAACCATTTAATTAAGTTAGTTACCAGTTTGTCTCCTCCGATTGCACCACTATTTTCTGGATCCGAATAGAAGTCTTTATAAACATATCCTTCATATTCTGCACCAGTTCCAGGTGAGCCATTGACTTCTAATACATAAGGTTTTCCTTTGTGTATAATGTGGTCTACACCACAAAGATACGCCTTGGACACCCTGCTAGCACGGAGTATGATGTCTATTTCCTCGTCTTTCAACTTATAAGGAACTGCTTCAGCACCTCTATGTGTATTAGTTCTAAAATCGTCTGAGCCTTGAATTCTCTTTGTACTTGCAAAGATTTTGTTATCTACTACAAATGTTCTAATGTCAAAATCACTTGGCATAAATTCTTGTATCAATAGTTCAGCACCGTGTTTCCACATTGCTTGAATAGTAGACACTAGTCCGTCATAACTATCTACCTTCACAACACCGATACCTTGTGTACCAGTTAATGTCTTTAAGATTACAGGAAACTTATCTATACCACCAATCAATTCTAAAGCGTCATCTATGTTTTTTTCGTTAGATATAAATGCTGTTTTAGGTGTTGGTATATTAAACTTCTCAAATAGTAGAGCAGAAGTAAGTTTGTTATTACAAGTTAACATAGCGTTTCTTGTATTACACATAAATGAACCAGAGTTTTGAAAAGCAGAAAGGATTGATAAACCACTTTCGTCTTCTACAGAACCTGCTCTTGTAATACAAACGGTATCTTTACCTATAAATGTATACTCACTATCTTGTCCGTCAAAATTATAAACGGTTAGAGTATTCTTTTCTTCGTCTTTACCTGTGATAATAGCGTGTCTAGTTTCAATAACTATACACTTAATCTTTAATTTTTCGCAAGCGTCATTGATTAACTTTACCGTCAGCTCTTTACCTTCTTTACCTCCGACTTTTCTTTTCTTCAAGTCAGGGTTAGTTTTAGTAATTACTGCAATTGTAATTGGTTTGTTTTCTCTATCTAAAGTTTGTTCAGATAGAAAATCGGTAAAGTTTTGTACTTGCATTATTGACCTTCATCTGAAACTGCTTTATCTTCTGTTTTTTCATCTAACTTTTTACCAATATTATATTTGGCAGATAGATTCCACTCTTTCTTTTCTTTGAAAGGTAGTACTTTAATTTGTGATAAAGGTGCTTTGTCAGTAGCGTCTTCAGGTTTCACTATTGTTATTAAACTCCAATCAGTAAGTAATACTGCAATAGTATTTCTTCTCTGAATGTCATTCTCTGTTAAGGTTGCTTTCTTACCATCAAGGGCAAATAGTTCTTTGAAATGTACAATAAAGTACTTGCCTTGTTTGTGTAATATGTGGCAACTTTGAAATAGTGTTTTGTCTTTACGACTTGCAACACCAATTCTAGTTAGTGTTTCTCTTACTTTTAGGAAATCGTCAGGTTGCTTTATTGTAACCTCTAGCATATCTTCCGGTGACCATTTTACATTGTCCGTCATTTTTTGTTTCTCCCACCCTTATTTAAGGATTTTTTTATATGTTCAATATCATCTTTAGTCAGTATGCTAAGAGCGGTTTTAGCTTTCTCATTACTATAACCATAATACTCTTTTACATAGTCTAAATCTTTAAGCTTTTCTGCCTTCATCCATTTAGCAAAACGCTTTTTCTTTCTTACTATATTTAGTAAAAAATGATACTGCATATTATTGGGAAGAAAATGATACCCATTCATTTCGTTGGCAGCGAATAAGGTGTCATAATGATAAGATAAACACTTGTTTACAATATACGCTGGGTACTTCTTTTCCCAGGTAATATCGTCTGTCTTCATCACATCATCTTTGTTGAAGTTAATACTATTCAAGTATTCTTTGAGTTCGTAAGCCATTATTTAAACTTACAATTTGCCATTATCTCGGTAAGACAAGCGACCATATTGATTTCTTGGTCTGCAACAAAAGCTGCCTTGTACTGATAACCGGCGATAACTAAAACTGCCTGTGGTATAGATTTAGCTTCAAGTGCTTTCCATAGTACTTCGTAAAGATTACGAAACATACTTGTAGGCTCTTTATCTATATTCTGTATAACCCACTTTCGCATATCATTAAATCTTTTTTCTTTTAATGTAGCAACTAGTTCTTTGTTATTCGCTTCAGATAATGTAAATAAAATACCACTATCAATCTTACCTCTTACAGAATATCTTTGAAGTTCATTGATAGTCCGTCTGAAATCAGGAAAGTATTTAATGATAAGCTCTGCCAAAACTTTCTTGTCAAAAGGAATACCTTTGTCATCTAATACTTTACCTAGTCTAATCATCATAGCGTCAGCACACTTCTTCTTTTGTCCGTTGACAATTCTAAAGTCTACTACCGTACAACGACTATGTAATGGTGGTATGATTTTGTTTTTGAAATTGCAAGTTAGAATAAATCTACAATTGTTATGGAATTCTTCCATAAATGCTCTCATGGCAGGTTGTACAGAATCAGCATTTGTATAATCTGCTTCATCTATAATCACTACCTTATGATTAGCGTCTTCGGTTAAAGAAACCGTACTTGCAAAGTTCTTAATTTTAGTTCTTAATGTATCAATCTGTCTACCTTCATCTGAACCATTGATGATAAGATAGTCACATTTTAACTCTTCACACAATGCACGAGCAACCGTTGTCTTACCTGTACCTGCTGTACCTGATAAAAGTAGATTTGGTATTTCGCCTTGTTTTAAAAAGTTTTGAAAAGTTGATTTGATATCTTCTGGTAAGATACACTCTTCAATTGTCTTTGGTCGGTATTTTTCAACCCACAAAAAGTCTGCCATAATATATACTCCATAATTTAAATTGTACCTTGTAATAGGTTAAGTAAAAGTGATAAGGTTATCATACAACAAACGATACCACTTACACCTATTACATACTTGATTGCGATTTTAACTTGATTAAAATTCACTTTCAGGTTCTAAAGCAATCCAGTATTGCACTGGTCTTGTTCTATTGACAAAATGTGAAATCTTTTGTTTAGAGATTGCAACATCATAGTCATCTGCTAACATTTTAAAGTTTTCTGCTTTGAAAAACGCTTTAAATGTTTTATCAGTTTCGCCAACCTGAATATCAAACTTGTTAGAAGCTTTATTCTTTCTATCTTCTGCAAGAAGTATCATATTCTTACCATCACCAATAACTGAAATGTCAGGTAAGTTAAGAGTAACCACACCTTTCATTAATCTCTCCATATCTGCTTTCTTAAATACGAAAGATACTTCTGTATCAGGCATTGAGATTGATTTGGTAGGTGAAACAATAACAGATTCGTCAGCAAAAGTATATTTACTTTGTGACCTTCCGTCTTTGCCAGAAATACCTACACTAGAACCACCATTGAATTTCAAGTTAGGTGTCTCAAATAAGTCAACCGTTCTTAAAAATTCTGGTAAGTCATAGATTGCAAACTGCTGGTCAAAGTCTTCTTTGATGTCTGCTGTTGCTAGAATATTTTTCATAGTAGAAATTGTATTTAATTTCTTACCAGGTTTAATTAAAATATTCTGATTTATATTTGCAAAGTTTTTAAGCAATGCGAGTGTGTCACTAGATAAGTTCATCATGTATTCTCCTTTGTCATTATTTAAACATTATATATCATTTTGTCTTTGTTGTCAATAGCCTATTCACTTTGTCGTAAATATTCTAACATCTTCTCTGGAGTTGTTTCTACATATGGGTCATCATCTTTTCCTTCATTGTTGATACCTTTTTCTTGGAACCATTTCTCAACAATGCCGTTATTAATAACTGCCATATATCTCCAACTTCTATTACCGAAACCTAAATGGTTCTTACCAATTAGCATTCCCATAAATCTTGTAAAGTTTCCTGAACCGTCTGGAATAAATTTTACTTTCTCAATGTCCATATGGTCTCTCCAGGCATTCATTACGAAACTATCATTTACTGAAATACAATAAACTTCATCTATTGTAAACTTTGTGATAGTATCATAGTGTTCTTCAAACCCTGGCAACTGCTGACTTGAACAAGTCGGCGTAAATGCACCAGGTAGACTGAATAATACAACTCTCTTATTTTTGAAATAATCATTTGTTGTCTTATTCAACCATTCACCACCGATAGGACAACCGCCTTCCGATGAAATCTCGTCACCTTCTCGTACTCTAAAAGTAACCTTTGGTATCTTCATTTCATTCTTCATATTATTCCTTTGTTCATTCTCTATAATATAACATAACTAAACAATTAAGTCAATAGGCGACGGTCGAATTCTATCTGGTGCACTTCCCACCGCCTATTTAAACCGTTTTCCTTTGTGTATGTTATTAAGTAATGTCCGAATCTAATTCAGCGACTTACTTAATTTTGATTGTTCTAGGTTTTTTACTATCTGGAACAATCTTCTCTAAACTGACCTTTAAAAGTCCGTCTTTGAGTTCGGCACCTTTCACTTCTACATCATCAGCGATTGTGAAAGACCTATTAAAATGTCTTTTCGCAATACCTTTGTGTAAAAAATCAGGTTGTTCTTCACCGTCTTCCATGTCATCATCTTTATGGAAAGGTTTTAGTTCCTCTCTCTTATGTAAAGATTTTACGGTTAAGACGCTATCAGCATAATCAACAGAAACATCTGATTTAGAATATCCTGCTAATGCTAATTCGATATCGTAAGTAAACATTCCTGTCTTTACGATATTATATGGTGGAAAGTTTGGGACTCTACTACCGTTATCTGTTAAATCTAATAGTGCTTCAAACGAAGTGAATACGCTATCAAACCCTACGGTCATAGGTCTTAGGTTGTTAAAAATGTGGATTGCTTTATGATTGGTCATTATGAACCTCCTTATTAGTAAGCAAAGTTAATGTTAGAGAACCCATTATGGCATTCTCATAGTTATTTATATAATCATTATATCTCATTTATCAAGTCTTTCAAATCAATTAGGTGGTAGTTTCTTTTAATTGTGTACTACCAAAACAATCACGGTTTTAGGTTCAGAGTTTAGAGAGCAGAACCATAGGACATTTTCATACCTAACTTACTCTAGCGACACCGTATTTAATGTTCTATCTACATTGGGTAACTACGGCACCCTATATCCTCTGATAAGGTCTTATGAATAGCCTATCAGTATTATATATACACTCACAATCGGTGAGGAGGATAATTCCATTTAAAAGCCTCTTTGTGCTTTTAGTTTCTTTTGCTTCTTTTTCCAGGCAGCAGCCATTTCTTTATTTTTACGAACCCTCTTATCACTAGGTTTCTCGTAAAATTGTCTCTGGCGTATCTCCTTCACAAGTCCTTCTTTCATAACTTTTTTCTTAAGCACTTTCATTGCTTGTTCTAAGTTACCATTCCGAACGGTTACAAGTATACTCAAACTTATTTACCTCCCTTCAAGGTGTTGTCTTCACTACTCATTAATAATATAACATAATGGATTGCTTTCAACAAATCCTTTCTGTTTCTTCCTGCTTTCTTACCATATCTGCAAAGGTATTTAATAGCATTTGCTTGGCAAAAATCTTTATCTATATTCAAGTGTCTTAACATATCTTGCACTTGGAAACCATCTTTGGTTGTACTATAGTGTTCGCCATATGTGCTTTCAACATATGTTTGAATTTCTTTTATAATTTTTTCTTCTTTGTATTTCATAATGTACCTTTTATTTATATTCAAATTTATTAGTGTAAAGATGGAGAGAGGCCACTACACCTCTCCCCAAGGACCACACTATGGATAGATTTCTTAAATGAAGTCCTCTTCGGACTCATTATCTTCCTCACTATCATTGGACATCATTTGTTCCTTTAACGCTGATTCTTTCTGCTCTTGAGCAATACTCTCGGCAGTAGCACCGGCGTCCACTTTCGTGTACAAGTCAACAAAAGAAGCTTTTGTATCGTTATCAAATCTATTGGTACATAGTTCAATCGCCTTCATCTTATTTCCAAAGATTGAATAAGCTTGTACAATGTGTACTAATCTTCTGGTACTGATAATCTCATCAACCCCACCTTCAAAGTAGGTCTTTCTGATTACATCAGCCCATGTTGATAACTTCTCAACATACTCGACATCTTTCTTACCGGTTAAAGCAAGAGTGTTGTTAAGTATCTTCTGTTCAGTTTTAGCAGATGGGTACTGCTGTTCAAAGGTAACTGGAAATCTTTCTAGGAAAGCTTCGTTCAGTATGTTAGTACCGATAAACTTACCATCATCACTTCCTTGACCTTTAGTATTTGCAGTAGCGACTACATTGAAACCAGCACTTGGTTTAACGAATTTGTTAATCTTCTTAACATAAACTCCGTTACCTTCAAGGATTGGTTGTAGACACATAATCTTGTTAGAAGCAAGGTCAACTTCATCAAGGAGCAATATTGCACCTCTCTCCATCGCCTCGATAACAGGACCATTCTGCCAAATAGTGTTACCGTCTCTTAATCTGTAACCTCCAAGTAAATCATCTTCATCGGTTTCAATCGTAATGTTTACTCTTATCAATTCTCTCTTTGCCTCAGCGGCAGCTTGAACAACTGAAAAAGTCTTACCATTACCAGATAGACCGGTTATGAATATTGGATAAAATTGTTTTGACTTAACAATGTTTCTAACATCAGGATGATTTCCGAAAGGAACAAAAGTAGCGTCTTTGTTAGGCACTAGATTGTCAACTAAAGATGAAACAACATAAGCAGCTTCTGAAACTTTAGTAGTCTGAGCAACTTCTGGTATTGTTGGTACATCAACAGCATTATCATTTAAGACATTAGGCATTGTGATTTTAGTAGCAGTTGGCACTTCGCCATTCTTAGGAATCTTATAACTTCCTCTGCCTACTCTTAACTCTGGATTCCTAACTAACCATTGTGGTTTGAAATTCATGCCGAGAGATTTAGATACTGATAACAATTCAGCGTTATCTAAAGTATCTTTATTCGGAAACATTTTTATACAGGCGTTTACGAATTCCTGT